CGGTCGCAGTGACGGTGACTATGGACGCTGCGAGTATCCACATGCCCGGAACGACTGACGTGAAGCGCCACACGTTGCAGCGCCTCGCCAGCATGTTTGGCGCGGCGATTGGCCGTCGCCTCACCTACAAGGAGTTGATCGCGTGACGCAGGGAATTTGGAAGCGCGGCCCGAAAGAATGCCGCGACTGCTTAGATGGTCGCATCTGCACCATGAATTGCAGCGGCGCTGAAATGGTCTGGCCGTCAAAGTCGGTTTCGTCGGCAAAGTTGATTGCGATGCTGGACGATCCGCGCATTGCAGGCGCGGTGAACGACAAGGGCGGAGGGCGTGGAGCATGACCGAGCTATTCATAGCTGGCCTAGCATTCGGCGTTGGCTACGCAGCGGTGAACGTGACGCGTTTCCTTTTCCCATATTCGCTGGCCGAGCTGCTTATTTGGGGTCCGCCGGGCCCGTATCCTGACGGGGATAGGCTGCCTCCCCCGGATGACGACCAATGAGCGAGAAAATCCGCCAGATAATCGACGGCGTAACCGACAAGGTGCTGTCCTATCGGCCTGTGGATAAGGGCCTCGCCGCGAAGAAAACGAAGCGCAAACTGGCCCGCAAGGCGAAGCGCGATGACTAGAGGGAAAGGGAGTCATCTATATAATTCCCATGATGAACACCTCGGACTCCCGGTTACGCAGGGCCGACATAACCAGGCTGGCCGAGAAATACGGGGTGAAGAAGGACTGGGCCGAGATGACGCTCAAACGATGGTTGGAGAGAGCATGATCTGGAATCACCGCGTCGTCAAACGAACCGTAACCGAATGCGGCGAGCCGGTAGAGCAATTCGGCATCCACGAGGTGTTCTACGACATCGACGGGCCGGGGAGGCACGCCTGGACGAATGAGCCGGTCGGGGTTGCCGGCGAGAGCATCGAGGAATTGCGGGAGACGCTGGAGCGGATGCTCGGCGCGCTGGACGAGCCGGTAATCGAGGACAGCTAGCGGGCAAAGGGGTGGGGGAAAGATGGTGGCACAGCGGCACAAGCCTGGAATTGCTCACCGTGCGCTCGGTTATCGCGGCGTCCAGGTTCTAGCCTTCGTCCGCTCGTTTATCGATGAGCACGGCCACGCCCCGAGCTATAATCGAATTGGAGATGTGCTCAACATGGACAAGGCCGATGTCTGCAAGGTGGTTGCTCGCCTTGAGCGGAGGGAGCTGTTGATGCGCGTCGGCTCTGGCAAGGTCAGGAGGGGCCGGGAATGGAACAAGCCCGTTCTTCGGCTGCCGTGCTGATTTCTCGCCATGCTGTCGAGCGATGGATCGAGCGCGTTGATCCGACAGCGGACATCGATGCTGCGATTGCCGCTATCGAACAGCACAAGAGCGCGGTCGAGGCCGGGATTCGGTTCAAGGCTCGCAGGATAAAGCTCGGTTGCGGCGCAAGGCTGGTGCTGTCAGGCGAGACTATCGTGACGGTGATCGGGAAGTCTTAAGGCCAACCCATTTCGTGCTTTCGCTGTGGCACAAAGGAGCGCGTGGGTGGGGTGCTTTCCAATCGGCGGCACGAGCTGTTCGCGCAAGCGATGGCGAAGGGCGAAAGCGCATCCGCTGCCTATGTCTCCGCTGGCTTCAAGGCCAACGACGGAAACGCAATCCGGCTGAAAGGAAATGAACGGGTCCAGGCCCGCATAGCCGAATTGCAGGAGCGCGCCGCCGTAAAGGTCGAAATGACCGCTGCCGACATTGTTCGGATGTTGGTTGAGGATCGGCAGCTTGCTCGAGATTGCGAACAGTCAGGGTCGGCGGTCTCTGCGACGCTCGGCATGGCGAAGGTGCTCGGCCTGCTGAAGGAGAAGGTCGAGCTTACCGGCAAGGACGGCGGGCCAATCGACCACCGCGAAGTCGCGCGTCAGGAAATCGAAGAGCTGTTCGGCCCGACCGCAATCGAAGTGATCCCCAAGGATGGCTAGCGCGCCGTGGAGCGAGGGCGAGCGCGATCTGCTGCGCGACCTTGCCAACCGGCGGGATTGGATCGGCGACGCGATGCGGATGTTCCCCGAGCGCACGGCTGCCGCGCTGCGGTGCATGATGCAGAAGGTGCGGGCCGATGAGGGGATGGGAGACACGCGCTTCTTCGAGAATGCGTGGATGGCGGACGCGATCAACGGCTCGGCGAAGCTCTTGGAGCGGCTGAAAGAGACGGGATTGAGACCTTGACCTGGTTGCAGCCTGAACCTGTCGCTCGCTTGCAGGACCGCGTGTCGTCGCTGATCCTCGACGGCAAGCGCGATCTCGCCGATGCCTTGATGGCCGAAGCATGTCTTCACCAGACATACGGGCTGTGGGTGCTGCTGCGCTACGGCCTCGGGCGGCAAGACGCGCACAACCAGTGGGTGTTCGATCGCTGCTGCGAGGTGCAGGCCGAGCCAGACGGGCATTTGGACCTATGGGCGCGCGAGCATTACAAGTCCACGATCATCACCTTCGCGCTGAATATCCAGGACATCCTGCGCGATCCAGAAATCACCATCGGCATCTTCAGCCACACGCGACCAATAGCAAAAGCGTTCCTGCGGCAGATCAAGCAGGAGTTTGAGCGCAACGAGCGGCTGAAGCGGTGGTTTCCCGGCATCCTCTACGCCAACCCGAAGGATGAAAGCCCCAAGTGGAGCGAGGACGAAGGGATCGTCGTCAAGCGCAAGGGCAACCCGAAGGAGGCGACCGTAGAGGCGTGGGGCGTGGTCGACGGACAGCCTACCTCCAAGCACTTCGACATCCTCGACTTCGATGACGTTGTGGTTCCCGCCTCCGTTACTACGCCGGAGATGATCGCCAAGACGACCGCGAGCCTTGAGCTGGCCTACAACCTCGGCCGGCGGGGCGGCAGACGGCGGTTCGTCGGCACGCGATACCACTTCAACGACACCTACAAGACGCTGCTGGACCGCAAGACTGCTGAACCGCGCATCTATCCGGCGACGAAGGACGGCACGGTTGAGGGCGAGCCGGTGTTCATGACCCGCGAGGAGCTGCAGACCAAGCGCGCCGACCAGGGGCCGTACACCTTCGGCTGCCAGATGCTCCTCGATCCGACCGCCGACGACAAGCAAGGCTTCAACGAGGAATGGCTGAGATATGCCGCCGTTTCCCCCAGGGGGCACAATCTCGTCATCCTCGTTGATCCCGCGAGCAGGAAGCAGACCGCCAGCACCAGGAAGATATCGAACGACTATACGGCGATATGGGTTCTCGGGCTTGGCCCGGATCGCAACGTCTACGTTCACGACATGGTTCGCGACCGGCTGAACCTGACCGAGCGCAGCGAGCGGCTTATCCATCTCCATCGCTATTGGAGCGGACGCGGGCCGATCATGGCCGTCGGCTACGAAGACTACGGGATGCAGGCCGACATCGAGCATGTGCGGGACGCGCAGGAGCAGGAGAATTACCGCTTCACGATCACTCCGCTTGGCGGGAGACTGTCGAAGAACGAGCGCATCCGCAGGCTGGTCCCATGGTTCGAAAAGGGCCGCATCTTCCTGCCGCCGAAGCTGGCGAAGGAGAATTACGAGGGCCGCACGGTCGATCTCGTCAAGAGCTTCGTCGAGGAGGAATACAAGGCGTTCCCGGTCGCCGCGCATGACGACATGCTCGATGCGCTGGCGCGGTTCCTCGAGGACGATTTGCCGGTCGAGTTCCCGCGCCCGCTGGCCGACGAGGCCGATGATTATTTCGCGGAGCAGGGCCGCAATCCGGTAACGGGCTACTGATGCCGACCTTGCTCACCCTGACGGTCTCAACCGACCCCGACGAGGTCGAGCTGGCATTGATCGGCGATGGGCCGTTCGATCCGCGCGTGTTCGATCCGGCGATATTCGACACCGGGCTGCCGGGCCTCACCGTGACCGAGGATACTAGCCCTGCGGCGCTGACGCTGACGTAGGAGGGACGCATGGGGAAGAAACCGACGAAGAAACAGGCCAGGGCGCTCGACCGCGACTTCAACGGCGAGGCCGGCGGTTCGCTGTCAGCCGAGGAAAGGGCGCGGATGGAAAAGGACGCGATTGCGGTGCGGAGAAGCTGCTTTGGCTACTGAAGACTTCGACGCCGACGCCGCACGGGCCGCAGCGGCAATGACGGCCCCGCCGCCACCGCCATACGAGCGGCTGATGCTGCTCGCCCAGAAGGAAGGCAACCTCGCCGACGCGATGGACGAGCAGGCGCTGACCGCGCTTGGAACCGATGTCGTCGAATCCTACGACAAGGACAAGGACTCGCGCAAGGAATGGGAGGCGGTGGCCGAGGAGATGCTGTCCCTTGCCGCGCAGGACAAGGCGAACGAGACCAAGAACGTCCCGTGGCCCAATGCGTCGAACGTCAACCTTCCGCTCCTGACCATCGCCTGCCTCCAGTTCAACGCGCGCATGTATCCTGCCGCGATCAAGGGCGACGAGGCGATCCTGTGCAAGGTGATCGGGCAGGACAACGGCGTTCCCAGGCGCGGCCCGAACCCGAAGACAGGGGAAATCCAGCCCATCCCGCAGATCGGCCCCGACGGGCAGCCGGTGATTGGGCCGGACGGCAAGATGCTGCCGGAATGGGAAGTTCCGCCAGGCGCCAAATCGAAGCGGGCAAAGCGGGTCAGCGAGTATCTGAACACCACCATCTTCTACCGGATGGAAGCGTGGGAAGCGGATACCGACGCGCTGCTGACGCAGCTTCCGGCGGTGGGCTGCGCGTTCCGCAAGGTTTGGTACGAGAAGGGTAGGGGCGCGCAGTCGGCGATGGTCCCGGCCCTGAGGCTGGTGGTCAACGAGAAGGTGCGCGACTTGAAGTCCGCGCCGGTCGTTACAGAGGAAATCCCCGACATCTACCCGCAGGAGATTTACGCCCGCCAGCGCGAGGGCCGCTACCTCGATGTCGAATTGGGAATCTCAGAGGACGAGGAGGTCAAGACCCGGCTGCTCTTGGAGCAACACCGCTGGATCGATCTGGACGAGGACGGGGCGAAGGAGCCTTATATCGTCACCGTCGACAAGGAATCCACCAAGGTCCTGCGGGTCGAGGCCAATTTCAGCCCGCGCGACATCGAATGGGACGAAGGCCAGACCAGGCCCATCCGCATCAGGCCGTGCCAGTACTACGTGAAGTACCGCTTCTTCCCGCACCTGCAGGGCAAGTTCTACGACATGGGGCTGGGTCACTTGATGCGGCTGATCGGCATGGCCGCCGATACGACACTGAACCAGTTGATCGACGCGATGACCGCGAAGAACGCGGGCGGCGGCTTCATTGCCTCGGGGCTTCGTTTGCAGGGCCGGGCGACCCGGCAGACGGTCAAGTTCGCGCCCGGCGAGTACAAGACGGTAGACGTGAGCGGTGACGATATCAGGAAGGCTTTAATCGACCGCACGATCCCCGAAGTATCGCCGGTCGCGTTCCAGGTGCTTGAGTTCCTGCTTGGGTTCGCTCGCGAGATCGGCGGGTTCAAGGACATCCTCACTGGAAATGCGCCGGCGTCGACTCCGGTCGGGACCATCCTCGCCCAGATCGAGCAAGGCTTGCAGGTGTTCAACGCGGTCGCCAAGCGGTTCTTCCGCGACGCCCGCGAAGAATATTCGCTCCTCAGGGAAAAGATCGCCCGCTACGGCGGCGAGGAAGCTGCGCGCGACTATGCGAACGTGCTGGACGACCCGGAAGCGGATTTCGCGACAGACTTCGCCGATGCCGACATGGACATTCGCCCGGTGAGCGACCCGTCGGCGGTGACTCGGATGCAGAAGATGGCGCGGGCCGAGTATCTGGAAAGCAAGGTCGACAGGATCATGGCGCTCGGCGGGCAGGAGGCGGCCAGAGAAGTGATGCGGCGCAGCCTTGAGGCCGCCGACATCGAGGACATCGACAAGCTGCTGCCTCCACCGAAACCTGCGCCGCCCGATCCGATGGTGCAGTCAGAGGTCGCAAAGAACCTCGCGTCCGCCAAGAAGGACGAGGCGATGGCCGACAAGCTCAACGCCGAGGCCGCGGAAACGGCGGTCGAAGGCCAGGACAAGAAATACGAGCTGGAGCACAAGGCGATCAGCGACGGTATGCAAGCGGGGTCGATGTGACCGAGCTTCGGCTTGCGGCGATCGATGGCGAGCGCACCATCGCGCTCAGGATCGGCAGCGATTTGCTGGCCGACGCGCATGAGTTCGTCCGGCTGCTCGACAGCGCCGATGTCAGGCCGGAGACGGCGATGGTTCTGGCGGTGATCGACGGCAGGCTGAGGTTCGACATCTGGGGCCGCAGTCCCACCATCGCCGAGGGCATCGGCTTGCTGGAATTGGCCAAGTCCAACCTGATTCAGGGAGCGCGCGATGAAGCCTGAGATCGGCCCGGAAGAGTTCGCCGCGTGGCGCGAGGATCATGTCACGCAATGGGTAACGGCAGAATTGGCCAGGGCCGCCGACGCGCAGAAGGCGGCATGGCTGGAATTGTCATGGGAGCAGGGCGAGCCGGACGAGCTTCAGCTCGCCGAGCTTCGGACGCGGGCCGACGCCTACCGGGCGCTGGCCGAACTTAGCTACGAGGATTTGATAGCCAAATGAGCTGCTGGATCGAACCGATCGAGTTCAACGTCGTGGTCGAGCTTGACCCTGTGGAGGAGGTCACCGCTGGCGGGATCATCCTGCCCGGCAGCAAGACCGAGCGGGACAAGCTGGCGGGCGAGGAGGGCACTTTGGTCGCCGTCTCCCCGCACGCCTTTACCTACGCGGACAGCTGGCCGGAGGATCGCCCGCCGCCGAGGGTCGGGCAGCGGGTGATGATCAAGCGGTTCGACGGGCTGCTGCGGGAGAAGGACGGCAAGTCCTACCGGATAGTCCAGGACAAAAGCGTAGTCGCGGTGTTGGCGGCATAGGAAGGGGAGGGGTGGGATGAAAGAAGCGGCCAACGCAAGCGCATCGTTCGACGCTGGCCTGACAATGAATCACGGGTTTGCCGAGCAGGTGCCAGCTCCGCGCTTCACCTACAGGGTCGAGTGCGTCAGCGCCGATGGCAATGTGAAGTGGGTGGAGGAGTTCTCCAACCTCGTTACGACCGAGGGCAAGAACGACATCATCGACAAGTATTTCAAGGGATCGGCCTATACGGCAGCCTGGTTCATGGGGCTGAAGGGGGCCGGCTCGGCGGCGGCTGGCGACACGCTCGCATCTCATGCGGGTTGGTCGGAGGTCACGCCCTATTCTGGCAACCGCCCGGCGATCACCTTCGGGACGACCTCGAACGGTTCCAATACGGCAACGGCCGTGTCCTACAGTTGCACCGGCTCGGCCACCGTTGCGGGCGCGTTCGTCGCCAGCGTCAACACTGGCACGTCCGGCAAGCTCTACAGCGCGGGCGACTTTGCTGCGTCCCGGTCGGTCGTCAGCGGCGACACGCTCAACTCGACGCTCACGGTGTCTCAGACCTGATCCATGCCCAAGGTTCTGAACAGCATCAGTCGGGATTCGCCGGGCGCGACGCTGAGCGCGAACGTCAATGACACATTCAGCTTCGCGGGGACGCCGGGGTTCACGGGAACCGGAGGGGTTCAGCGTTACGATCTTAAGTTCGAGGTCGATTCCGGCTCCGGCTATCAGACGATAGGCGCTTCCGGCGGGCTGACCACGGCGGGAACCAATCCGGTCGTCAACACCAACGCGACCGCCCAGCAGTCGATCACCGTTACCTGCGCCCAGGCTGGAACCCATACGATCCGGATATCGGGCGCTCCGACCACAGGCGGCGCTTACTCGGTCTTTTCGGCGACCGCGACGGTCACGGTCACGGCACCGGCCAACACCTACAACGAAAGCGTTTCCGAGACGGCGGCTGCTGCTGCGGGCCTTGCGTCTTCGGCCACATTCCCGAACATCCTCAGCGAAAGCTCCACGGCTGGCGAAACGCTGTTCGGGGGCCTGCTTCTCGAAGGAGCGCTTGCCGAGGCATCGGCACCCGGCGAATCCATTTCCGGCGCTGCGATCTTCGCGAATACTCTGGCTGAGTCCTCGTCTAGCGCGGCGGATATTCTGGGAGCAGCGGTGTTCGCCAATGCTCTTGTCGAGGGCGTCACCGCTGGAGACGGCCTTTTGTCAGCGATGACATTCGAGGTCTCACTGTCCGAATCCGCGACACCGGGAGATGCCGTGGCCGACTCTGGCGCGGGCGGTGGCAATGGCCGTCCCGGCGGCCTCGGTTTGTCAATGGGAATGGGTCTTTAGGAGAGAGTTAAGGAGAATGGATATGGCAACTGCACGCAGTCACATTTCGATCACGCCGTCCGATGCGACCGTCATCTACGCGGACGCGCTGTATGTCGGCGTCACCGGCGACGTAACCTGTCTCGACCGGGACGGGACATCGGCGCTCTACAAGGCCGTCCCTGCCGGCGCCTACATCAACGTGAAGGTCTCGAAGGTCATGGCCACCGGCACGACCGCAAGCCAAATCGTCGGACTGCTGTACTGACACAAAAGAGGGTGGGAAACATGAGCCTCGAACAAGAGACGGACGCCGAGGGCGTCGAAAAGGAAGCGATCGAAAGCGAGCAGGAAGTCGAACAGCAGGAGGCCGAAACCGAGGAGGAGGAGGCCCCGCCGCCGTCCGTCGAGGACATCGCCTCGAAGATCGGCTGGGTTCCGAAGGACAAGTTCCGCGGCGACGAGTCCAAGTGGAAGCCCGCCGACGAGTTCATCATCTCTGGACGCGACATCCAGGACCGCACCACGCGCGAGCTTCGCGAGGTCCGCACCACGCTCGACACGATCCAGAAGACCAGCGCCTCGATCATGGAGCAGAAGCTGCGCGAGCAGCACGAGGAGCTTCAATCGAAATACGAGACCGCCGTGGCCAAGGGCGATCCCGACGAAATCTGGAAGGCGACCGAGGAATTGCGCGGGGTGATCAGCGCCCGCGAGAAGGTTTTCGAGCCGCGCCATCAACCGGCGCCCGAAGCGGACGAGTGGACCAAGAAGAACGACTGGTTCGATCCGCGTTCTGCCAGGTACGATCCGGTTGCCCACAACCGCGCCATCTCGATCTGCAACGATTATGCGAAGGCCGGGCTGGGCAATGCCGAGCAGCTTGCCAAGACCGAGGCGATCATCCGCCGCGAGTTCCCGCACCTGTACGACGACAAGGCACCGCCGCAGGTCAACGGGCCGACTTCGCGCTCGACCGCGCCAGTCAGCGGGCGGACCAGGGGCTATGCCGATCTGCCGAAGGAAGCCAAGGTTATGGCCGAGGATTGGGCAGACCGAGGGCTGATCGGGAGCAAGGAAGAATACGCGAAACATTATTTTGAACAGATTGCTCGAAAGGAGAATAATCGTGGCCGCAACTGATCGAGCCGACAGGGTTGCACAAGTGGCGACGGAGCGTCGCCGCAGGCAAGACGGCGAGATGGGCGTTCGCTTCCATCTCGAAATCCCGGAGGAGGTCCGGGCCAAGCTCGCGGCAGAGGGCCGCACCCCGCGCTGGATCAACGATACCGGAAGCCGGATCGCCGATCTCACCACACGCGATGACTACGATCCCGTCGAGGGAGTCGAGCCTGTGAAGGTCGACGTGGATAAGGAGGGGAAACCCATCTACGCCCGTCTCTTCTCGAAGCGCAACGACTTCATCGCGGAAGATCGGGCCAAAGCGGACCAGCGCAGGCGCGAAATCGAAGCCGGAATGGCGAAGGGCCGCGTGCCCGGAGTCCCCGGCGGGGAAGGCCAGCAGGTCACGGGTGCGATGGGAGCGCCGGTTTACGTCGATCCCTCAACCAAGATCGGGCGAGCCAACCAGCTTCTCGACTAGCCGCTTACGGCCTCGGCCATAGGCGGCCCGCAACAAGGGATTTTGACCTATGGCCAATACAGATACTCCGTTCGGGCTGAAGCCCGTTCGCGCGGCTGGCCGGGCGATGCACATCGAGACCTTCTTCGTCCCGGCGTCCGACGGCACTCGGCTCGACATCGGCGATCCGGTGAAGAAGGCCGGTTCGGCCGACTCCAACGGCGTTGCCGACGTGACCCAGTGCGCCGCAGGCGACGCCATTACCGGCGTCGTGGTCGGCTTCGTTCCGTCCAGCGCCGACGAGACCCCGGCTTTCCGCCCGGCCTCGACGGCGATGTACGTGCTCGTCTGCACCGATCCGAACCAAATCTATGAAATCCAGGAGGACAGCGTTGGCGGGGCCTTGGCCGCGACCGACATCGGCCTCAACGCGGATATCATCGTTGGCGCGGAAGACACGGTTTACAACCGTTCGGGCGTCGAACTCGACACCAGCACCAAGGCCACCACGAACACGCTTGCCCTGCAAATCCTGGGCCTTGCCCAGAGGCCGGACAACGTGATCGGCGCCAACGCCAAGGTGCTCGTCCGCATCAACAAGAGCACCGAAGTTTCCGGTGCTACCGGCGCCTAACGGGAGGGCTTAGATAATGGCTGTTACAACTCGCGCATCGATGCCCGACCTGCTGCTGCCGGGCATTCAGGCGATCTTCGGGCACACCTACGACAAGCTGCCCAAGCAGTATTCGATCATCTTCGACGTTCGCAAGTCGAAGAAGGCGACCGAGAGCGTTGTCGAGGTCACCGGCCTCGGCATGGCCGCCGTCAAGGGCGAGGGCGCATCCATCAGCTACGATGGGTTCGGCCAGGGTCCCAAGACGGTGTTCACCCACGTGACCTACGGGCTTGGCTTCGTGCTGACCCGCGAGGCGAAGGAGGACAATCTTTACCAGGAGGTTGCCGAGGCGAATGCCCAGGCGCTTCCGTTCTCCATGCTGGTGACGAAGGAAACGGTCCACGCCAACGTCTTGAACCGGGCGTTCAACTCGTCCTACACGGGCGGCGACGGCAAGGAGCTTTGCTCGGCCTCGCATCCGACCGCGAACGGAACGCAGTCGAACCTCCTGACCGCAGCCGATCTTTCGGAAGCGGCCATCGAGGACGCGGTGACGACCGTCACGCTGGCCAAGAACAGCGCGGGAATGCCGATCGCATTGAAGCCGGTGCGGCTGATCATCAGCCCGTCGGACCTGTTCAACGCGACGCGCATCCTCAAGTCGGAGCTTCGCCAGGGTACGGCGAACAACGACATCAACGCGCTCAAGATGCTCGGCGTCATCCCGGAGGTGACGGTCAACAACTACCTGACCGACACCGACGCCTGGTTCGTCCAGACCAACGCGCCCAACGGCATGATCTCGTATCAGCGCCGCGCGCTCGGGCTGGAGGAGGACAGCGACTTCGACACCGAGAACATGAAGTACAAGGCGACGGAACGCTACAGCACCGGCTGGGGCGACTTCCGCTGCGTGTACGGAAACGCCGGAGCTTAATGGGTCGGGGGCGCGCTCCGGTGCGCCCCCTTCCTTGCTTCAAAGGACGGACACATGGGCACAACGAATCTCAACAGCCTCGCGGTTGACGACATCACTCTTGGCGGGACCGCTGTTACGGCCACCGCCGCCGAGCTCAACCGCGCCGCCGACGTATCCACCCGGATCGTGAATGCCACTGCCGCGACCTTGGCGGTGACGGCGGCGAACCACGACGGCAAGATCGTCACCTTGAACCGCGCGGCGGGCATCACCGCGACGCTTCCCGCCGCCTCCGGTTCGGGAGCAAGGTTCCGCTTCATCGTCGGCACCACCTTCACCGGCAACGGCATCGTTCAGGTCGCCAATGCCAGCGACACGATGTGCGGCAATGCGTTGGTGCTTCAGGACGGCGGCGACACGGCGGTGGCGTTCGAGGCCGATGCGACCGCCGATACGATCACGTTCAACGGCACCACGACCGGCGGACTCAAGGGGGCGGAAATCGAGGTTATCGACATCGCCGCCAACCTGTTCTTCGTCAATGTTCGGACAGCGGCAACCGGAACCGAGGCAACTCCGTTCAGCGCAGCCGTCTAATCCCAGCGCCCGCTTCTTCGGAGGCGGGCGCACATTATTTTGCGGTGCCTTCGGGCGCACCGTAACCTTGCCTCCAAGCGCGCCGACCGAGGGCCGGCAATCCTTAACCGGAGAAGCCCTCGATGTACGATCCTTTCGCGACTCCTCCAGCCCCAGGCACGGTCGCCACCACATCAGTGCCAGCCGCGCCGCCCAGCGCGCTCGCCGCCATCGCCCAGCGTATGCGCGGCAACGGCCAAATGAACGACTCAATGCGCGGCCCGATGCGCGATCAGATGCGGCTCGACAAGGACGCCTACAAGCAGGCGAAGATGGACTGGCGGACGATGCAGCCCATGTTCGACAACGCCGCAGGAATGCCCGCAGGCTGGCAGCAGCAGATGATGGACTGGCGCGCTCAGAGGCCGATGCGAGCCGACTATCGTATGCAGAGGGTGGCTCCCGGCGAACCCTATCCTGGGGCCTGACCCGTGGCCCGTCCGCCGTGGGGCGAATGCGCCAGATGCGGGTTCAAGTTCAGGCTGAACCTGCTCCACAAGGAATGGTCCGGCGCGCGGGTGTGCAGGGGACCGGGGACCAACGACTGCTTCGATCCCAAGCCCGCCGAGCTGGCCCCGCCGGGGGCCAGGCCGGAAGGCGTGCCTGTCCCCAACGCCGCCCCGAAGACCGAGCCGGTGTACGCGAAGTACACCGATGGGAGCCACCTCTAGGATGCCCACCAGCGGAACCTACGACTGGCCGCTGACTGCGGCTCAGATGATCCAGGAGGCGCTGGTCGAGCTTGGCGCTTACGGCAACGGCGAGACCATCGACTCGACCGACGAAGCGCGTGCGCTGGTCCGGCTGAACGCGATGCTGCACACCTGGGCAGTGCGCGGCAACCTCTACCGTGACGGCGCGGGAACGGTCACGATCACCGGCGGCGAGGGTTCGGGGACCCTGCCCCAGCAGGTGCGGCAGCTCAATTCGGTTCGCTACGTGGCGAGCGCGACCAACCACCGCGTCCTGACTGAGTGGAACCGCGACGATTATTACACGCTCCCCAACCGGACCCAGTCTGGCGATCCTGTCGCTTACTATCTGAAGCGGGATCGCGACGCCTGCGAAATCTACATCTGGCCGGTCCCGGCAGCCGATATAGACCTGCATCTCGACTTCGGCGCGGCGCCGGAAGCGATCACCGCCTCTAGCCAGACGGTGGATATTCCGCAGGAGTGGCAGGAGGCCGTCATTCTCGGGCTGGCCGCGCGCTGCGCCAATATGTTCGGGACAACGCGGATCGACCCCAACACGGTCAGGAGGCTCGACGCGCAGGCAGGGCAAGCCTACCAGCTCCTGCTCGATAGCGACCGCCCGGACAGCTACTATTTCGTCCCGGATCGGTAATGCCCGATCTCGTCCTTCCCAAGGGCACCTACCAACGCTCGGTCGGCGACATGCCGCCGTTCGTGCTGGTCAACATGTATGCCGAGGAAACCGCATCGGCCAAGGGCGGGGTTTCGCTGCAAAGCTGGCCCGGGCTGGAATCCATCGCAACACGCGGCACCGGGCCGATCAACGGCATCTACCGCAAGGCGGACCTGTTCAATGGCGATATCTTCAGCGTCTCCAACGGGACCCTGTATCGGGACAGCACTTCGCTTGGCGCAATCAACGGCTCCGGACCGGTGTCGTGGGCCAATACCAATACCGAGTTGGTCGTCACGAGAGGCCAGACGGCCTATTCCTACAACGGCACCAATCTTGCCGCCATCTCGTTCCCGGACGGCGCCAATGTCACCGCCGTCACCGCGCTTGCCGAGCGGGTGATCTTCGCCCGCGCTTCGAGTTATCGCTTCTACTGGTCCGACCTTCTCGACGCCCGCACCGTCGGGGCACTCAATTATGCCTCTGCGGAAAGCTCGGCGGACTGGCTCAGGGACGTGCTGGCGATCGGCGAGACGCTGTATCTGGGCGGCGGCGACACGATTGAAGCATGGTTTACCACCGGCGACGTGGACCTTCCCTATCGCCGGATCAGCCAGCGCACCGCCCCTGTCGGGGTGGCGGCGACAGGTTGCATGGTGGCGATGGACAACGCGCTCCACTTCATCGGCTCCGACCGGGTTGCCTACCGAATGGGCGATGTGCCGGGGAGAATCAGCCATAACGGGATCGAGGAGTCGCTGAACGCCTCCACCGGCTTTGCCGCCTTCCCGATGATATGGAACGGCCATCCTGTCTTCTATTGCAGGCTGGATACCGAGACGCTTGGCTTCGACATCGCGACCGGCCAGTGGCACGAGCGCGCGACCGAGGGGCTATCCAACTGGGTTGCTGGCTGCTGCACCCAGCGAGCGGACGGAACGCCGATATTCGGCTCGGCGGTCGGGGACGATCTGCTGGAGCATTCGGGCTGGGCGGAAGGAACGTCGAACCTCGTTCGCACCCTTACCGCCGCGATCCCTGCCGACAACACGATTGCGGTCGATGAGGTCGAGCTGGAGGCCAACACAGGCGTGATCTCGGCTGGCTCGGCAACGGTCGAGATGCGCTTTTCCAAGGACCGCGGACATAACTGGTCGCCGTGGAGGGCCGTGTCGCTCGGAAGCGCCGGCGATTACCGGGCGAGGCCGCGCTGGCGGCGGCTCGGCTATGTCGATTCTCCGGGCGCCCTGCTCCAGTTCCGCTGCTCCGACGCGACCGATTTCCGCGTCTCCGGCTCGGCCGGGCAGGAAAGCTCGGCGGGCAGGAACCGGACATGAGCCTGAATCCTCCCCCGCTTCCCCCCATCCAGCCAGAATGGGGCGCATTCCAGGTGTGGTGGCAGCAAGTCATTACCGATCTCGGCGCGGCTATCACTGACTTGGCCGATCAGGTCGCGGCGATAGCCGCAGCACAGGCGGCGGCCGACGCGGCGCAGACGAGCGCCGACACGGCGCAGACGAGCGCCGACACGGTCAAGCGCGATGACGCGATCTCGGCAAGCTGGACCTCGCCCGGGTCGATCCTGACAGCCGTGGGCGCGGGCAGCGACGCGACGATCACGATCGCCAACCACACCCGCAAATATGGCGACGGGACCAGCCTTGCGATTACCGGCGCGGACATCACTGGGCTTGCGTTCTCGACCAAGTATTATGTCTATTACAACGACAGCACGCGCGCCGATACCACGCCCAGCTTTCAGGCGGCAACCAATCCGAACACCGCCCTTCCGAACGCGGGAACCGGGCGACACTATTGCGGCACTGTCACCACTCCGGCCGATGGTGGCGGCGGAACCTCGGGCGGATACACGCCCCCGGGCGGCTTCGGCGGGCCGGGAGAAATCCCGTGACGATCGAGCGCACCTTCGACGCGGCCCATGTCAACCGCATCTGCAACCATCCCGAGGTGCGTCCGTGGCTTGGGGGAGAGGGCGAAATCGACCTGTCCGCAGTCATCGCGGACGAGCAGAATTATGCGTTGTTCGGCCCCGAGGGAGGGTTTATTCTCCACGCGGGTCCAGGAGCCTCGTTCGAGGTCCATTCCCAGTTCACGCCCGAGGGGCGCCAATCCTCATTTCGGGCGATGCTTGCTGGAATGGACTATATGTTCACTCGCACCCAATGCCTCCAGTTGACCACCTTCCTGCCGGACGACAATCCGGCGGCGAAAGGTCTTGCGCTCAAAGGCGGCTTTCGCCCGTGGTTCCGCCGGGGCAACCATATTTGCGGCCCCGGAATGCAGGCCCGCATCGACGTTGACGACTGGGTTGCCCGGACTCCCGATCTGGAGGCGGACGGGGAGGACGAGATTCACGCTCGCTATGTCGGGGCGCTCCGCAGGATGTGCGAGCGCGGACAGGAGGCGAAGGGTATCGCCCTGTTCAACCGCTATGCAGCCAATGCTGGCCGGGAAGGCGTCACCATCGTGGAAAAGGAGACGACCGGATGCCAGTAGCAGCAATCGGCGCTGCCGTCATCGGGGCGGGCGCCACCATCTACGCCTCGTCCAAGGCCTCCAGCGCGCAGAAGAAGGCCGCGCAGACCGCTTCCGACACTACGCTTCAGGTCGCACAGGAGAACAACGCGCTCGCCCGCGAGTTCTACGCGAAGAACGAGGGCTACGCGACGCCGTTCATAAACCGTGGCAACACCGCCGGGGATGCGCTGATGGCGATGCTGCTCGGCCCAGCTCCGGCCACCAGCGGCGGACAGCCCCCGGCGAGCAGCGGAACGGCACCGCGAACCGGCGGAACATCGCCCAGCACCGGAACGACGCCGGGAACCGCGACCGGAACCCCGCAGCGGACGCCGATCACAACCCGGACGCCCGTTACAGCGCAACCGACTGCACTGCCCTATGGCGGCACCGCCCCCGCGCTTGGGACCGGCAACGGCACGGTGACGAGCTTGGGGCAGAGGTCCGCGCTGATGGGCGGCGAGCCGATGGGCATTACTCCCCGCCCCGGCTCGACCATCGCCAGCGATATTGCGGCGCGCGGCTTCGGAACGGGCGGCGGCTATGTCGCCGGGACTACCCCCGGCACGGTAGCGGCGGGCGGAGCCACGGCTCCGGGCGGGGCCGCTGGCGGAACCCCGGCTACCGGCGGCGCAACCGGTGGAAGCGCGCTGTCGGGCTGGGATTTGTTCTATAATTCCCCTGCCTACAAGGTGCCGCTGGAAGCAGGATTGGCCGGGATCGCGACGAAATACGCCTCCGCAGGAGCGTTCGAGTCCGGGGCCGAGAACAAGGCAATCGAACGCTTCGCTTCGGACTATGCGAACAATGCTCTCGCAGGGTGGATGGACATGCTCTACCGGCAGGAGGCGCTTGGCGCGTCGGCGGCCTCGTCGCTTGCCGGGGTTGGAACCAACCTCGTCTCGCAGATCAGCGCCAACAACGCCCGTGCCGGGGACGCGGCGGCCAACGCCGCTCTCGCGTCGGGGCAGGCGAGCGCGAACAACTGGAACAACATCGGCGGCGCGATCGGCACCGCAGCCGGGGCAATCGGCGGGGCGCTGGGGTCGAGCTACCGTCCGCCGGCAAGCGGCTACAACATGCCCGCCGGAGACGGGCTTACGGAAAGCGGATGGCTCTACGGGCCGGCCCCGTTCGGGTGATTTATGGCTGACACGAAACAGCAGCTCGCGGACCTGAAGGCGAAACTGGCGAAGCGCCGGAACCAGCCCGGCTTCGCCGAGAATGTCGCGCATATCGAGCGCGAGATCGCGCGTATGGAAGGGACGGAATAATGGCAATCGAGTGGTCGATCCTTCGCTCGTCCGGCCCGGTCGACATCGCGGGCAATTTCGCGCGCGGCTACAAGATGGCCCGCGAGATCAGGGACGACATCAGCGAGCGCAATGCGCTTGCGGCCTATGCCGCGCATCCCGGCGATCCCAACGCACGGGCGGCGCTGTATCGCGTCAACCCCGCGCTTGCCGCCAAGCTGGAAGAAGCCGACATGAAGCGTGCCGATCATGACCGCGAGGGCGAGGCGAGGAGCGCGCTTGCGGGCTGGATGACGGGACCGGAGGGCATCCCCGCCCCGCGCGGCCTCACCGGCGTTCAACCCAGCGCGCTAACCGGCGAAATGCCCTCCCCGCCGGAGGCCGCCCCGCGAGTCGGTCCGCTGGCGCCGCTCGTTCTGCACGATGTCGCGCTGCGCCGCGAACTTCGCCGAGTCGAGCTTGTCGAGCAGGAANCCCATGCGGTCNGACTCGAGCCAGAGCGCCGTCTCGAGGTAGTTGGACGGGATGGTCTCGAAGTAGTTCGTCCGGTCGTTGTTCGTCGAGCCGTTGTTCCCGCCGCCGACGCCTTCCGTAAGGCGGTCGTGCAGGCCGTAGGGGACGTGGCCGGAGCCGGTGAACATCACGTGCTCGAAGAGGTGCGCGAAGCCGGTGCG